ATTAATCCTGTTGTTCCATTTACGATTTTACCAGAAAGACAGATTGAAGAAAAAACTGTGGCTGAAACTCCAGATGATTATGACACTCCAGAGGGTCGTGCTGCATCTGCTGAACAAGCCAGAAAAGAGGGTGTGCCAAATGCACCACCACCAGTTGCATCAGAAGAAGCACCAGTAATTATCAAACCTTCTGCTAACGCTAAAGAAGTTCCTGTGGACACTAGTATTATTAAAACTACTAAAGAATTTACAAACGACTATCGTTTATCCAAGAACTTTACTCTTGGTATGTTAATAGATGGTGGTGTTGGTGGCAAGCACAGATTAGTTGATCAAATGCTTAAAGAAACTAAAGATGGTCCAGAAGTATTATTTACTGCTCAAGACATTGTAGCCAATTTAGCATTAACTGCTCAAAATCTACTTGAACCTGCTCTTGAAGTTCTTCCAGGTGGTATTGGTGGATATAAAACTCAATGGAGAATAAACTCTGGATATCGTCTTCGTGGAGTTGTTGGTAATGAATCTCCAACTTCCGACCACTGTAAGGGTAGAGCAGTTGATATTGGTATTCTATTACCAAACAAGGGGCAGAAAACATACGAGTTTGTTCAAGCGTTAGAAAAGATTCTTCCTTATGATCAGATTATTCTTGAGTATCGTTATCCAGAGTCTATCTGGATTCACATGGCATACAAAGCAGGTGGAAAACGAAAGATGGCATTTACAATGGTAAATGATAAAACATACAAACGAGATGCAAAAGGCATTCCTGCTGGATTTGTTCTCCTTGATAATATTCCACCGAAATCAGCATAATGGCTTGGACTCCGTTATCAACAGATCTTGGATCAGTAAATGAGAATGTTTCTATTTCTCATACTGTAACATATGTTGATGATGCTACTATGACTTCGTACCCTGTAACTATCACTGCAACTGAAACGAATCCTAATACAATAACTATTTCTGGAGATACACTTTCTGGATACTATCAGGATTCATTTAATAATACGATTACATATAGAACACCAGAGGGAACATTTCCTGTAGTGACAAAGTTTAATCAAATTGACCTTAGTAAACTTGACGAGATGATTTCTTATAAAGCCAGTACAGTAACTTCTAGAGTCTTTACCTATACCGCAACTGCTAAGGATGGGGTAACTACGGTGGCGACACAGACTTATACTAAGACAGTAACGAATGATTGGACTTCTGGTAAAACTTCTTTACAGACTTATGTAGGATATACACTATAATGCCAGCAGTTAGTAGACTTGGAGATATGAGTACAGGACATGGGTGTTTTGCACCCACAGCTTTAGTCCAAACTCCTGTTACTAAAACATTTTTTAATGGAATTAAAGCGTCTGTGGTAGACAACGCATGTC